TCTGAGAAAAAGCCTTTTAGATCGCCTAACATCTTCGCAAAATCAGGTTCATCAACCTTATCTTCTGATACTTCGGCTGCTTTTTCCAGAGTCTCGGCAGGAACGTCTTCTGCTACTGCTTCTGCAGGAGCTTCAGCTGGAGCTGCATCATCTGCAACTACTGCTGTATCTTCAACGGCTGCTTCTTCTGCTACTGCTTCGGCTGGTGCCTCTACTGCAACATCTTCGACAACTACGTTTTCTGTATTATCTGACATTTCATTACCTCCTTCTGCGTTTGCCTGTTTTGCAATTGTTTGTGTTTCAGGCAACGTAAATCTTGAATGCTTATATGCATCAAGAATCTTATCTATCTCTTTTGCTTTATTAACGTCTGAGCTTTCAACCCATCCTATTAATTCTGCTGGCTTTCCAGATACTGGAGAGTCGTATGTTTTATCTGTTGAGATAAAAACAGAATCACTGTCTGCACAGTAAAATATGTTTTCAGTTACTACACCTACTGCAATTCCCTTAGCAATGTATTGTCCATTTACCTTCTGAATAGAAAGAATGTTACAAAGTTCATTTGCTGGTGAATCAACAATAGAAAGTTCAATTAGTTCATAGTTCTTAATAAATCTTACGGTCTTACCGTTTGCCTTGTTAACTTCATTATCTGATTCAATAATCTTTCCGCCAATTGAAAATCCAGATAGAGTTCCGTCTAAAACTTTTTCCCAGGTATCTTGTGCACCCTTTGAGATGTATGCATCTACGTAGACTCCGTTAAAAAACTCTTTTGACTTTGGATCATAAAAAGTTTCTGGCTTAAATGAAACCATCTTTCCTACCGCATTTGATCCGTGCATTTCACGAATGTTCCCACGGAAATTTTCGAATGCTTTTAGGCTTGACTCTGAAGTTACAACATCTCCTGTTTGATCAATGTTGTCTAGAGTAGCAAATCCTGAGACCGTTCTTTTTTCACGGTTAACCTTAGTAAAAGGTACCGACAAATTAATGACGTTTCCATCACTGGTCCATAAAGACTTTTCAATGTTCATATGCTTAATTTTATAGCGTTCTACGCTATAAAGCAAATAACAGTTGAGTGGACCTAGTCGACCCGTCTTCCTTCGCCCTTGGCATTTCGTCCTTCTCCAACTTTATCTGAAGAGGCTGCCGATCTTTCGGAATCTCGGGTCCTAGTTTTGCCAGCAGTCGCCTTTTGGTCGGCGGCTTCTTGGGGCTTTAATTCAACCATTTTATCTCCGCCTTCAACAGGTATCATTCCTTTTCTAATTCTAACTTCATTTGGAGTAATTACCTGCATTCTTAAATATCTTTCATCTATTTGAGATTGAGTGTCTTCATCAGTTAAAGTTAATTCATTAAACTTTAAAGTCAGGGCATCTGTTTTTTCATCAAATATTGCATTAATTTTTTTCTCAAGGGTCATTTGGGCTGGTCGGCAAACCTGCTCTTTAAATGTTTTATCAGCATCTCGGGCTACTGCTAAATTAACTCCCTCTGGAGTTCCAATTTTATTAATCGGAACACGGTGAGCTAATAGGATTTCGTCTCTATTTGATTTACGATATTTCTCAAATGATCCTTCTTGATTTCCTGCTTCAATAGGCTCCATTTTAAATTCAACTTTTGAGTCTGGGCTATCTGCTGGAAGTGGAACATATAGGGATCTGTGATTTTTTCCCTTTAACCCAACTTGGAAAAATTCAAGCAATTTTCTTTCTGATTCTGGAGAAAGCTTTGCGCCCTTAACTGTAATAATATATCTTGGGACCGCTTTGTTTTCAAAGTAATCTAGATTGTAACGTCCAGATAATTCATTTCCAGCAAGGGCTACCTGTGCTGCAATGATGTCTGGAATTCCATAATAGTTATTCATGGGTGTGTACTTCTTAAAATGAATAATCTCATTTGGGCGATCTTCTTGACCAGCGATTGGATTCTCTGTTTCGTTCTCGCCAAAGTTATTAAAGAATACAGCCTTGCCATACAGCAGTTGAATGAAGCCATCTCTAAGTCTGCGAACACGCATTGTCTTTGCTGGGATGTGCCCAATGTAACCTATGTCTCCGCCTGTTGTTCTTCCTATTTCAAGGTAACCGTTTCCTGTTGCTTCAAGATCTGTGTAAACCTTAATTAATGTTTGTGTAAATGTATCCTCAGTATTCGTTGTATCTAGCCAAGCGTGTAGATCTTGACGAAGCTTATTTAGCTTTCTACGTGCCCTCTCAAGCTGTTTGTCATCTGTTATTGAATCAAAGGCATCATTTGTTTTCTTTGTTTCAATAAAGTCATAACCTAGGCCAACAATATTGGCAACCTTTGCATTAATTGCTGCATAGTTATATGTTGAAATTTCATAGATCTTTGAAAGGTACTCTTGGTTGTATGGAGGCTCAATAAGATCAAACATAGCGTATCCGCTAATTGCTTGTGCTAGCAGGTTCTGCTGTGTTCCCGTTTCCTCAATGCCTGAGAATGATTTAGAAAACTCTCTATTAATTCTACGCTTAAATGAAGCTCCAAGACCCCTGAGCTTCTTTATGTCTTCTAGTCCTACTGCAAATGGGTCGTTACTCTTTTCATCTTTTTTAAAAGAAAACCAGTCTGCTGTGTTTGCTATGTCGATAATGTTTTCTGAGTTGTCTTCTCCAATAAATTCTACTGTCATTTTAAACCACCTATTTTTTTCATTTCGTCTTTATAGTTTCCAATATCATATGGATCTGGAACTAATCCCCAATTGAGTCTTTGCTTTTGATACTCGAACTCTTCGTCATCAATTTTACGTCTTGCTGAAAGAAATTTAGGCCCGCCTTGATGTATACCGAATGAGCGAACTTCTCTAGCCAAAGCATCGATGTTGGGTCTATTTCCTTTTTTGGACGTGATTGAAAGAAAGTTCCCATCGTCGTCTCCAATCCATCTACCGTCAGGCATCTCCCAGACGTATATGCCTAGAATCGATTCTTCTTCATTAATGTTATATTTAGCTTTATTAATATCCATAGACATAAATCATACCATTATTCTGTGCTAAAGTCTAGAGTTTGCACAAGAGATGGACAAAATTATAGGCTAACTGACTCTGGCTCTACCACAGTTATAAAGAACGGGGTCAAATCTTCACCTAGGGCGGACTCTTCAATTCCAAAAGCGGTGTCATTTATTTGATTTACGATATTTCCCGTATATAGCAAGTAGTGATTAAGCTTAGAAGATAACGGCAATGCATTTTCATATACGGCAAGATTGTTATACATATGCCCAGATCCAGACTTGGAATCATTTTGATTTTGATTAAACTTGAGGTTGCTGTCTGCCGATGTAAGTTCAATGATTATATGGTGAGGCGTATTTACAGCCATGAAGTCCCATACGTTTACTGCGGATGTCCTATTTATACCATTTACGTAGATTGATGATATTCCTGCTTTTGTTATGACCCCCGCATTATTCCACTCGTACCGACTGGCTAATCCGCTTACTAAAACGTTGTCGTCGTACTGGGGAGTAAATATAACCTCTACTGTTGAAATTGCTGGGACGTTATTTAAAGAAAATCCGTGTCCGTCGTACATAGTAAGACCATTGTTTTTATTGTAAGACAACGTCTTGTTATTTGTCTTAGGCAAAGAGTAGTCATAATTTGAAGATATGTAGTATCCCGAATTGTCGCTGTAGAAATTCTTTGAACCGTAAAAAGCAATGTCTAGAGATTTTAAAATAGGTAGATATCTGGTGGCATCGTTAGATGATAGAGTTACCCTTAAATAAATAATATCTGAAATTTGATTATCGTTTTTATTAAAGTATGGCAATGGCGATCCATTTGTGCAAGTTCTCCATGTTATGTTGTCTATGCTTGCCTCTACTAAAATTCCTTTTACGTCATTTTCCCAGTGTACCTGTGAGCTAGTAATTCCTAGGTAGTTTGGCACAATAAAATGATCTGTAAAAGAAAAAGATTTGGATCCCGCCGCTTCTGGTATATATACATAAGACTGATCAGTAGATAAATACTGACCATTAATATTTAGTTCGCCCCATAATTTTGATACAGGATAGGTATATGAAAATTTACGCTGAATTGACTCTGTGTTCATACTAAACAAATAGCCATTGTCTATGGAAACTATCTGAGAAACGTTAACCTCTTTTACCCCTTCATTATAATGACTTAAAATCTGAGAAGGCGAGAGAGCATATCTATAAAATCCTACTGAGTCTATTACAAATTTACCTGTAGAAGGACCACTTTTAAATGTTGTAGTGTCATTTAAAAATTTATAATTGTCCATAGATGACGTATCTACCAGTAAGCCATTTACATACAGGGACAAAAGGCTGCTCTGAAATATGCCTACTATATGAATTGCTTCGGAATTAGATACTGTATGCTCTGCTTTATTAGTGCCAACTTTAAATATAATATTTCCATTTTCATAGAATATCCCAGTGTTTGTAATTGAATCTCCTACTATTGTGGCAGTAGTATTATAGGCTGGAAGCACGGCCCAGGCCTCTATTGAAAAGGTGTTGTCTTTATAATTTTTGTTTGCTATTCCTTTTGGGGTATAGGTAATTTCCGTAAGCGGTAACATTTCTGTTCCTCTTATTCCTCCCGCCACCAAAGGCATTATCTGTCTTAAAGATGTTGAAGAAGCAGATCCATTATTTAAGCTTCCAGAGTAGTCGTAAACAGAAATTCCACCGAGTTGTGCATAAACTAATCCGCTATCTTTTAAATCTTGATATGTAGCAAACTGGGACAACAGCTCGGTGTAGTCTGCTATTTGCCCAGACTCTACTTCATCTAATAAATAAAATGAGTTTGGAAAGTCGTTTAAGACTGTATTTTTATATGACATTCCATCCTCCTATTTTAATTAAAGTGCTGCTATTTGTGTTTGCTTTTCAGCAATAAGCGATTCAAGCTTTGATACTGAATCTGCATTTGGCTCTGCTTTTGCATTTTCTGCAATTAGCTGAACTTCCAAAGAGTACATCTGGTACTCAAGGTTTCTAACTTCTGCATCAACAATTGCTGCTTTTTCATCATTTGTTAACTTTGTGTATGTTGCCATTTTATTCTCCTTTTTATAATTCAGCCAGTAGTTGGCTGTACGTATTTTTTTCAGATCTTGCATTTTCTAAAATGGTAATATTAGAAATTTTATTACCTGATTCTTCTTCCTTAAATGGCTCAAGTCTTGATATTAAATCATTTAATATTTCAATTTTACCATTTAAAATTTCTTTTTTCTTTTCTATTGTTATCATATTACTCCCAAGTGGTGTATCCAGACCAAGCTGACGTGCTTGATCCTGTGGCTCTTGCTCTCCATCTAGCATAGCTATAAATTGAGCTATTTCTTGTTACCGTTTTATTTCCGCTTCCAGTAACTGAGCCTGATGCTGATGCTGATACTGTGCTTCCATTAGAGCTAAGCTGTAGTTCCCAATCGTAGCCCGTAGGCGTTCCGCCAGTGCCTTGACTAATTGATAGCGTCCAGGTATAAAATGAGCCAATTCTGCCATCATAGTTATTTGAAACACCTGGAACCCCTGGAGCTGTAACTGGATTTGTGGCTGGACCTAATTCTCCTGATGCAGCTTCGCCGCTAGTTCCTGCAGAATTGGATGCAGTTGCAAATGCTTTAAAATAAAACCCTGCATCTCCAGCAGCAACTGTATAACTTGTTGAAGAGCTAGCACTTGATGCTACTGTAGTTTCATAAGAAGCTACGTTTTGTGTTCCCCTAGTAATTTTAATAAAATATGAAGTTGGCGATCCTGCCCATCCACTTGTTGAAGCACTTAACGTGCTTCCAGTTGATACTCCGCCAGAAAGGGATGCAGATCCTCCTGAAGGAATCACAACTGGTTGAGCTAGTGGTCCACCTTCTGTTCCAGCAACAATAGGAGAGGTTCCTCCTGAATTTGTTGCACTTGCAAAAGCCCTGTAATAGTATCTACCGCCTCCGTCGTATTCTGCAGCCTGGATAGTATGAGTTGCACTTGAATTTGTAGAGGATGCTACAAGTGTTTCACTAGTTGCAACTCCCGCTGTTCCTCTGTACAATCTTAAATCATATGATGTAGGGCTATTGTTCCAAGTACCAACTCCGTAGGTCAATACCTGTCCTACTGTATACCCTCCAGTTGGAGAAAGTGTAGGAAGAGAAGCATTTGTAGGAACTGGATTTGCTAATGATATTGTAGCACTTGTTCCGTAACCAGAGTACTTTGTTGTTGCTGCAACTGGTGTTGATGTTGAAGATCCGTACCCTTGAATGCTTGTTGATCTTGGGTATACTGAAAAATTTCTTGCGTTTTCATCTGGCGCAGTATATATGTAATTATTATTGGTGCCTGGTGACACATTTGTAAAATAATTACCATTTACATATATATCATATGAAACAGCTCCCACAGCAACTGGCCAATTTATGTAAAGTTGTTTATTTGTATTAACTCCTCTAATTGAAACGCTTGCGTTACCTGCTGTTCCTGTTCCAGAAAAAGTCTTTGCTGCGGAATTTATTGAAGGTGTTCCTGCGGTTCCTCCACCGAGGGCTTCATAATAAGTAGATATATTGTCAAGTGTAGTAAAGCTTCCAGAATATGAAAGGCCTGTATTGCTAATTGAAACTGAGTTAGGTGTATTAGGCGTTGATGTATAGTCCGAAACGCTAATTGATGTAACCTGCGTAAGCATTTGAAGGCCAGTAGTTGCTGAAGCAGGTGTGCTTCCTCTAAGATTATTTGCTGTTACCCTGCAACTTATTATTTGTTCTACATCATTAGCACCTGTTGTATATGTGTTATTTGTTGCACCAGATATATCGGATCCAGCCCTTTGCCATTGATAAGAATAAGATGTTGGATTATAGGCATCATTTGAATTCCATGATCCTACTGATGCAATATAGACGCAACCAATTCTTCCTGCTATTCCACTTAAAGCACTAATTGATGGACCCGCAGTATTTACTGGAAACTCTGGATAATTTATTGCCCAGTTTGCACCATTAAAAATCCATGCTTGTTTTGCATTAAGCCACTGCGCCCCATTATAAATCTTTAATGATTTTTGATTGTACCAATTTGTGCCATCATATGCTTTTATAGTCATATGTTATCCTAGTAGAAAATATATAAATCGCCAGCTGCAGTGCCAGTTGGTGGCGTTCCAGATGTGTTATAGAATATTTTATTTGAGTTTGAGGTGTTAGTTCCATTTGAATATGCTGTAGTTGCTACAGTTGCCCATGACTCTGCCGTTCCATTTGTAGTTAGAAATTTTCCAGAGTTCCCAGACTGCGCTGGTAAAGAATATTGTGCAACCGTATTCCATAAAGTCGAAGTACCATTTGTACTTAAGAATTTTCCAGAGTTACCAGTTTGTGAAGGAAAGGTTTCCCCTGTGGGACCTGTAGGTCCTGGAACTGTGCTGTTAGCGCCTGTTGCGCCCGTAGCACCTGTTGCACCTGTAGATCCTGTTGGACCTACTACTGTGCTGTTAGCGCCTGTTGCGCCTGTTGCGCCTGTAGGTCCTGGAACTGTGCTGTTAGCGCCTGTTGCGCCAGTTGCACCTGTAGCGCCTGTGGCACCTGTTGGACCTGCTACTGTGCTGTTAGCACCAGTTGCTCCTGTGGATCCTGTTGCACCTGTAGAGCCCGTAGCACCTGTTGGGCCAACGATTGTGCTGTCAGCGCCTGTTGCGCCCGTAGCACCTGTTGCACCTGTAGCACCCGTAGCACCTGTAGTAAGTCTTTGTAGAGTCCATGCTGTGCCATCCCATATCCAAGTGTTCTGGCTACTTGTAAATAATTGATTTAATGAGGGGTTATTTGGAAAGTCTATTGGCATGATATTTCCTATACTCCCGCAATCGCTTTAGCTTCGGCTTCTGTTAAGCCTAACGCCTGCAACTTACTAAGAGCTGAATTTTTTGCTTCTTCTTTATCTAAAATATCTTGTGCTTCTTTATCTTCTATTGCTTTAATTGCATCGCTTAACTGTTTTGCAGTTGGAGCTGGATATTCTTCTCCGACCCATGTGATCATAGATACGTCATCATTTATCATGCTAAATATAGCATCTGGGTATAAAAAACGAATTGCATTAAAATTTTTCATGCTAGTATCTCCATTGCTATAATTTGAATTGGATTTCCTGATGGATTAGCACCCCAGTTATTTGCGCTAAGGACGTTGTTAATCTGAATTTTATAAGTTGTTGCACTTGTAGTTGCTGGAGAATCTATATACTGAATTGAATATTGAGCATAGTTTCCAGTATTAACTCCCCCACCATTTGGATAATAAGTACCTAGTACTGCTGAAGTTAATGATGTAGAATTTTTTACAAGTTGAACCAAACCAGATTGATATGATGGACCAGAGCCTAAAATTAAAAATGATGTCATTACAAGAATTTTACTTGTTGAAAGTGTTGGGGTAATTGTTACAGATAATCCGCTAACATCTACATATCCTGCTCCACCTGTTGAAGATGTAGTATTTGATGTTGTAGCACTAACAACTTGACCTATCTTTCCACCGCCTGCGCCTGGAAGGCCTGTGGCTCCTGTTGCGCCTGTAGAACCTGTTGGTCCTGTTGGGCCAGCGACTGTACTGTCTGCTCCTGTGGCTCCTGTTGCGCCTGTCGCACCTGTTGGTCCTGCAACTGTGCTGTTAGCCCCAGTTGCACCTGTTGGTCCTGTCGGACCTGCTACTGTGCTGTTAGCACCTGTTGGTCCTGTCGGACCTGCTACTGTGCTGTTAGCGCCTGTTGGGCCTGTTGAGCCTGTGGCTCCTGTTGCGCCTGTTGCGCCTGTTGACCCCGTTGCACCCGTAGAACCTGTAGGTCCCACTATTTGTCCAACTGAACTCCATGAAGACCCATCCCAAATATAAAGGTCTCCGTCTAGTTCAACAATTCTTCCATCATTTAAAGTGTTGCCTGTAGATGGTAAAGAAGGTACTGTTGCTACTGAAGGCTTTAAGTTTACAGCAACTCCTTGAGTTCCTGTTGCACCTGTTGGGCCTGTTATTCCTGTTGCTCCTGTTGCACCTGTTGGTCCTGATAAAGAGGAACCAGTTTCTACCCAAAATAAATCGTAGTATGTATAACTTTTTCCGTTATCAGTATTAAACCAAGCTTGTCCAGATACTGGATTAAGTGGTGGAGTTGAAGAAGTTAAAGAGAAAGTTGCTTGAGAACCTGTTGAGCCAGTTACGCCTGTGGCACCTGTTGCACCTGTTGGTCCTGTTGGACCCGCTACTGTGCTGTTAGCCCCAGTAGAACCTGTTGCACCTGTTGCACCTGTTGGTCCTGTTGGACCTGCGACTGTGCTGTTTGCACCTGTTGATCCTGTTGCACCTGTAGGGCCCGTTGGTCCTGTAGAACCTGCTGGTCCCGAAATTGGTCCTGCATTATCCCATTCGCTATTTAGATTATCCCATACATGCAAATTGCCTTGCACCATGTAACCGTCTCCAGGGTTTCCTGTTGGATGAGTTGATTGCAATAAAGCTAAAGAAGCAAAAGTTCCTAGAATATCAATTCCAGTTCCCGCTTGACCAGTGGCACCTGTTGCGCCTGTTGCGCCTACTCCTGTTGCGCCTGTTGCACCTGTTGGTCCTGTTGGACCTGCGACTGTGCTGTTAGCACCTGTTGATCCTGTTGCTCCTGTTGCACCTGTTGGTCCTGTAGGACCTGCTACTGTGCTGTTAGCACCTGTTGCACCTGTTGCACCTGTTGGTCCTGTAGGACCTGCTACTGTGCTGTTAGCACCTGTTGATCCTGTTGCACCTGTTGGTCCTGTTGGTCCTGTAGGTCCTGTTGCTCCTGGGTTTGCTGTTAAATAATCATCTATGTCTTGTGCTAGATAACCTAAGTCTCTAGGAATGTCAGGAGACATATCCAGTGTCGGATATCTGAATTCTTTAGGAGTTAAATTACTAGGCATTTTTAAATTATACCACTTTTAAGATTCTGAGCATCGTGATAGAACGCAAGATTGTCATGCAGTCTTTGATCTTCAGATAAAGAAACGGCTATTTCTCCATGCTTTGAAGCCTCTTCAAAATCTCCTAGATTGTAGTTTGCAAGGGCCAGTAGATCGTGAGGCTTCCATCCCCATGCCTCTGACTCACAAAAATATCCTAGATATTTTTCTTTTATGTTTAAAGCAAGTTCTGAATATTCTTTTACTTTATGCCAATCTTTTTCTTCATAAAAATATTGAGCTAAATCTACAAATGGTTCTCTTCTTTCTGGACATTCTGAAATTGCCGCCCTTAGCCAGTACTCCTTGGCTTGAGGTTCGCATTTAGCAATATACCTCATTGACTCACATCTTTCTGGCTTCCAGAAAGCGGATTCTAAAGATAGGTGTCTTTTAAATTCAGCCGCTGACTCTTCGTATCTACCGTAATAAAATAATTCACGAGCATAGTAATGTGCACATCTATCGCTTAGCGGATCTTCTTTTGCTGCCATTTCTAAAAGAGCAAGGTATTGCCCTCTAGACTTGTCGTTATCTGGAAGATGATATATTTTTACATCAATCTTTTTTCTTAATTCTTCTATACCGTAAAATGAAACAGACTCATGAATTGGAAACTTCCATCTATGTCCGTGTCTTGCATGCATTCTTAATGCATCAAATTCTGTTCCTTCTTGTCCAATCTCAGATATATGAGTAACAAGTGTATGTATTGGTCTGGTTACATTAGAGCCTTCTAAGGACTCCATTTCTTTTCTCCAGCCTTCAGAAAGAACTTCGTCCATATCTAAAGATACACAGTAATCAATATCGTCGGGAAGTAAAGCAAGAGATGCATTACGAGCATCATCAAATCTCCATGGGTTAATTGATATTTTAAATACATTTATTCCAAGGGATTCAGCTATCTCTATTGTTTTGTCTGTAGACCCTGTATCGGCAATTAACAAATAGTCAGCATCTTTTGCAGATTCATACCAACGCTTAACAAACTGCTCTTCATTTAAAGCAATTGTGTATACTGCTATTTTCATTTATTTCCCTGCTTTAGTTATAAACATTAACCGATTATGTTAATGATTCCGTTCATGCTTGAATGGTATTGGCAAATGTAATACAAATTGCTTGGTGCATTTGCTGGAACGGTAAATGTAACCCCAGCCATATCTGCTCCGCCATTTGTTACACCTGTAGCATAGGTATTTGCAGAGTTGTATGCACCTGTAGTTGTTTGTAGCCAGAAAGGGTGGCCTGAAGCAAATACTGTAAAGACATATGTGTGTCCTCTTAATAAAGTTAATGCTGGATTACCAGTGACTCCATTTATACTATAACTACCACCCGTTGGACTTGTAACAACATAATTAGCAGTAACGCTTATTCCTGTTGCACCTGTTGGACCAGTAGGTCCTCCTGATGGCCCTGTTGGCCCTGCTGGCCCTGTTGATCCTGTTGCACCAAAACCTGTTGGCCCTGTTAAACCTGTTGCGCCTGTTGCGCCTGTTACCCCTGTTGGGCCTGTTGGTCCTTGAATACTTGATCCATTTGCACCTGTTGCACCTGTTGATCCCGTTGGGCCTGTAGCACCTACTCCTGTCGCACCTGTTGATCCCGTTGGGCCTGTTGGACCTTGAATAGTTCCCACGTTAGTCCAAGCTGAGCCTGTCCATACATAAAGTGCTCCATTAACTAGATAGCCATCACCAAGTGTTCCTGTTGGACGTGCTGTTGTAAGTGCTGCTTCTGATGCATATGATCCTAAAATTCTAACTGAAGTTCCATCTGCACCAGCCGTTCCTGTGGCACCCGTAGGTCCTGTTACCCCTGTTGGACCTGTTGGTCCAGCCACGGTGCTGTTAGCTCCAGTTGGACCTGTAGCGCCTGGTGTTCCAGTTGCGCCTTGCTGTAATGTAAAATTTAAAACCAAGTCGGTAGAAGTTCCAGAGTTTGTTATTGTAGGAACTCCTGTTGGTCCAGTAGCTGATACTGTTCCAACGGCTATTGTTGTAGGTCCTGCTGGTCCTTGTGGTCCCGTAGGTCCTTGCTTTAAAACAAAATCAAATACTGCTGAATTTATTCCACCAGAGTTTGTTACAGATGGAGTTCCTGTTGGCCCTGTTGATCCAACTGTACCTAAAGTAATAGTTCCGCCAAGTCCTGTTGCTCCTGTTGCACCAACTGGGCCTTGCTGTAAAACAAAGTCAAATACTCCAACTGTTCCAGTTCCTGAATTTGTTATTGAAGGTACTCCTGTTGGGCCAGTTGAAGATACTGTTCCTACTGAGATTGTTGCTGGACCTGTTGCTCCTGTTGGTCCTTGGAATTGTCCAGCATCTAGCCAAACTGTTCCATCCCAAAGATACAAATGTAGATCTGTTAATACAATCCATGAATCGCCAGCGATGTTTCCTGTTGAAGGCAAGGCTGCAACATTTGCTTTTGTTCCTTTAATGTTAATAGATCTTCCAGCCGCTCCAGTTGGTCCCGTTCCTCCTGTAGAGCCTGTTGCACCTGTAGGTCCTGTTGATCCTGTAGGTCCTTTATAGGTCCCTCCGTTTTGCCATGCTAGTCCGTTATAAATATAAATTTCTTGTGTTGAAGAAACAATAAAAGCTGCACCGAGTGCTGCAGTTGTTGGTAAAGATCCTACATTAGCAACAACATTTTGAAGACTTAAACCTTGTCCAGTTGCGCCTGTTACGCCTACTCCTGTGGCGCCTGTAGCACCTGTTGGCCCTGTTGGCCCTGCTGCTCCATTAACTCCAACGGTTCCATTAGTTCCTGGGTTTCCAGCAACAGCAAATACCCACTCAGAGTATGTTCCTGTTCCATTGGTTACGGATACGGCTACTGTTATGCTTACATTTTTTACAACCTGTGTAATAATTCCTTCAACATATGTTGTAAGTGCAAGTGGATTAATCACACGTACACGCTGTCCCGCTACATATGCACCGCTATTATTTACATAAAATACTTTTGCTCCAGTAGTTACTGAGTTAGTTGTTATAGAAACTACGTCAGAGTATCCTGCTCCAGATGCTCCAGTTGTTCCTCCACCTGATCCGCCTCCTGAAAGAGTTCCAGAAAGATCAACACCAGATATAGTTAATGAAAAACAATTTGGCGTTGTTGTAACTGCTGCAATTGATTCTCCAGCATTTAAAATTAATGAGTGCTCTAGTTTAAGTGTTGTGTTGTTTTCAACATTTACATTTCCATAAAGAGTGTATGGGTCTAGGCTTGATCTGTTAATGTTATAAAGATTAATAACCTGATCGCCATTTTCCCCTAATAAGAAAATGCTAAAAGGCAAAGTTGAGCCACTAAAGTTTGTTACAGTAAACTCTTTAATAATTATAGTTGATACAGCCGTGTATATTTTGGCTGGAGATGCTGGAACTAGTGAGGGCCCTGCAAATCTAATAGGAGCGTATGACATACTTTAAATCCCCCTTAGACTATAGACCACTTAGATATTAGATCTTTTTCAACAGTTTCTTGTTCTGCAAACTGTAAAGCTCTATCGTAAATTAAAAATTCTCCAATTTTAAAGTTTCCATAAGATGAAATATATCTGCCTAATGACTGTCCTGTCATTGAAGCTAAGGATCCGCCAGACACTGCACGGGAAACCTCAACTCTATTTCTTCTAACGGTTCTTTGGTTATTTGATGAATCATAAACAATTGTGTAAATTTCTGTTGTTCCAGATGCTGCTGCTGCTACAATAGAGCCTTGCTCATCATTGTAAAACCCAACTCTGTGAGTATTTGCAGTTAAGTTTCCAGCAAAAAGATTTGTTCTTGTTCCAGTGTTTGTGCCACCAATAATATATGTGTTATTGTTTGCTGGCTTTGAGGCAACATAAATAATTGTAAAAGATCTTCCTGCAATATATGCTAAGGTCTGATCTGAGAATGTCATAAAATCATCTGAACCGTCAAACTGAAGGGCACCTAGTCCACCTAAGCCTGTTGCTTGAAATACTGGCTTGTTTGCCTGAGTTGCTTGAACCATGTGTCGTTGGGCTCCAGACTTATCATTCCATGCTGAAACAAAGTTTGATCCATCTCTAATTACTGTAGCTGGAAGAGAGGCATCTAAATGAAGTCTTAGACCTAATGTTGTAAATCTAGCTCTACGAAAGTTTGAACGCTGATTAGGTAGCAATTAGTTTTCCTCTGTTCCACCATAAACTACAGGCTTTTCTGGCCATGTAATTTCTGATACATTTGAATATTCTTTTAATAGGTTAAGCTTTTCTCTATACTGTACCCATGCTTGCTTGTCTTTTGCAGATAAATCTGACTTTGTTTCAAGTCCTTCTGTAGAAATTAGTTCAAAATCAATATGTGCTAACAGTATATCTTTTTGATCTTCTATAGAAATTGACTCTACTCTTACATTGTAAACTTTACCAGACTGTAAATATGGTTCGCATGGAACTAGTTTTTCTGTATTTGAATTGTATTCTAGACTAGTAGTTACTGGGTATAAGTTATTGTCTTTTAGGAAATCACCATACTCTTCAGTTGAAGGAAACGATGTGTTTGGGAAAAGTATGGTTATATCACCAATACTCTTAATTTGATTGTTCTCAACTACTGCGTACATGTAATCCCCTTTTATTTTTTAAACGAATAGGTCAGCAAATGCATAACCACCAAAAACAGTTGTTCCACCGTCTCTAGTGTAGAAATTTAATAGTGTTGTATTTGTTGATAGTAGTGGTGCAATGTTTGCTGCTCCGCCACCGTCCCACTTAATGTTTCCTGGCCATGTAATTGTGTATGATCCGCCTGCTTTAATTTCTAGTTGCCAGAAGGCACCCTTGGCTGTTGATGGATAGTTATTAAATGAAACTGTTAAATTTCCGTTTGCTATTACTTTGAATACGCCAGCTTCTGCTAGGTTACATGCTACTGTTCCTCCAGCGTTTACTGTTCCTTTGTCCTGAAACTCGACTGGAATATTAAAGTATGTAAAACCTTGGCCATTAATCGGGGCCTGAAGGTATGTGTATGTCCACAAAGATGGTGTGACAGCTTGTGGGCTCATTGATACTGGCATTTTATTCTCCTTTTATTTCTTTAATTAAGCTTTTACCCAATAGGTAATTTTACAGATTCCTGACCCGCCTTGGTTTGCACCGCCGCCTCCGCCGCCTGAACCAGAGTTTGGCATTGCGTTAGCTCTTGGAGTTCCGACGTGATCTCCGTGACCATGACCGCCGCCTGCAGATCCTCCGCCTCCAACACCTCTGCCAGAACCGCCTCCGCCGCCTGCAAGCCCGTAAAGACCTTGACCTCCACGTCCGCCTACTGAGCGATTAGCAGAATCATTTGAGTTGGCCCATCCTGGTCCGCCTCCTGAAGATCCTTCTGAAGAACTTCTACTTCCACCGTGGTGTCCTGAGTATCCTCCAGAGTTAGGCTTTTCAACGTGCCCGTATTCTCCTGCTCCTGCAGCTCCGCCTCCGCCTCCGCCAGCTCCCCATGAGTTAACCCAGTTTCCTTGTCCGCCTCCGCCTGAACCGATACCTGTTTGATTTTGGGCACCTGGACCCATTGAACCAGACTGTCCATTACCTTGTGTTGAACCTCCGCCGTATGCAACCATATAGAATGGTTGTCCTGAAGTTCCAAATGTTGAGTTTCCACCTTGCTGATTGCATGTTCCTCCGTTTGCAATACCAATAGAAATTCCTGTTCCTATTGGAACCGATGAAACATCAAGAGTTCTTTTTATAAGTTGGCCTGCTCCGCCTCCGCCGTGGTTTGTTGATCCGTTGTCGCAGCCGCCGCCTCCGCCGCCTCCTACTAAGATTACTTCAATTTGCGGTGCGCTGTTTGGAGGCCGTACCCATGTTCCACCGCTTAAAATAGAAACTTCATATGCATTGTAAAATCCTGAAAGGTTTGCTGCAATTAAAGGAATTGCAATAGATGTTGAAAGTGCTGTAGTTGAAGCTAGAATTTGAGCATCAAGTCCTGGTACGTATATCTGATTAATTGTTCCGTATGTTGCCATTATGGTTTTACCTCAATTTCATGTACTGCATCTTCACTTACGTGTTCTGGTTTTGGTCTTATGTGATCTGGTGCGATAAACTTATTATCTTCTATTCTCCACATAATCCCTGGTTGTGGATTGTAATCGGTAATGTCTATCCGATCTAGTCCTGAAAAATCTGGATGAGATTCAATAAAATCTTCTTCTGCAAGAATTACATTTCCTATAACGTTGTCTACTAATAGTGCCCATACTCTTGACATTATTCTTGTCCTCCTGCTAATTCGTCTTCTGCAATCTCTGTTGTAATTGGAATTAGATGTTCTACAACAACATTTGTAACAGGTGGAATTGGACTAGTCCAAGTTTCTGTTTCTCTGTTATATGTAGAGCCAGGTCCTGGTTTGTCAGCCCAGTCTGTGTAATCAAAGTGTAAAAGATCTTTTAGGTCTTCGTTTGCTTCAATTGCTTCAGGTCCAACTAGGCTTAGTATGTTATGTACTGTACCATCTTCATTAATAAATATATATTCTCTCATAGTTATGCTTTAACGTAGTATGTAATAATTGCTACGCCAGAACCTCCCTTGTTGCCAACTCCGTTTGAGTGGGCATTTCCACCACCGCCAGAGCCTGTTCCGTCTCTGCCTTCTCCACCTGAGTTATCAATTGTTGGTGAGCCACCTGCTCCGCCACCTGCAGATCCTCCGCCTCCAACTCCGCCGCCTCCGCCGCCTCCGCCTGCAATACCATATTGTCCTACTCCGCCTGCTCCTCCAACGCCAATCCATGAAGTCCAGCTGTGATTTGATCCTACTCCACCAGATGATGCACCTGGTCCGTAACCAAATCCTGCAGCATAACCGCCACTTCCAGTTCCGTTTGTTTGTGTTGTATTTTTACCATTTTGTCCTGCGCTGTTTGCTCCGCCGCCTCCGCCGCCTACACCGTATTGATAATTGTAACAGCATCCTCCGCCTCCGCCTGAACCTCCGCCAGTCATATTGTTGTATCCTGCTCCCATGCTTCCAGTGTTACCACTGTTTGCAGAACCCCAAGGGTAGCCTCCGCCTCCGCCACCATATGCAATAACGTAATAATTGTTTCCATTTACACCGAATGAAGAGTTTGCTCCATTGTTACCGTTTGAGTTTCCAGAAACTGCTGGTCCACCGTTTCCAATAGTGATTGGAATAGTTCCTCCAACTGGAACTGAAGAAATGTCTAGCCATCTTTCAACAAGTTGGCCTGCTCCGCCTCCGCCTGAACCACTGTGAGACCAAGAGTGTCCCGATCCGCCTGAACCTCCGCCGCCTACAAGAACAAGTTTAATTACTGGGCCAGTGTTTGCTGGTCGTGTCCAGTTTGAAGAAGAATAAATTCTTGTTTCAAGAGGCATAAACATTGAGCTTACACCACCCGCAGCAATTGCTTGTGCCGTAATACCAGTTTGCAATCCCTGTGTCACTGCAGCATTAATTGTTGTAGTTAACCCTGGCAAATAAATTGAGTTTGTGGTGTTGGAAACTTCTGACATTTTGTTACTCCTTTAAATTATGATGATGTTATTTTTACGCCTGAGATAAACATTGTAACTGCTGACCCGTTTGAGGCCTTTACAAGAATACTCTCTGCTGTGTTAAGAACTTGCTTAATGTCCAAAGTCATAAATGTTTGTGGAGGAAGGCTTAGCTGGTAAGCCAAGAATGTTCCTGCCATCTTAACATCAAATGTCTGAGCAACTTGTGTGATATTTTGTACTGTAATTGATGTGATTACATCTGTCTCTGCTGCTGGAACTGTCCAAACTCCTACTTCGGCGTTTGTAAGTGTTCCTGCATAGAAACGTGCTGGTAAACTAACTGTTGTTGGCATTTTATATTACTCCCATGTTCTGATAGATTGTAAAATTATTTAATTCATTTGCAACAGCTGCTACCTGTGTTGCTCCTGCTGCAGCCACTGCGGCTACTTGTGTACTTCCTGCAGATGACACTGTTGTGACAGCACCAGTTACAGCGGTTGAGATGTCATTAAGCTTTGTATTTGTAGCTGCAACTACGTCGTTGACTCCCAAAAGATTTCCCATTGATTCAATAGCTTTTGCTAAATAAACCAATTCTTGTGCTCCCAGGCTTGATCCACTAAGGGCTGCGACCTTAGTCTTAAATAGCTCTACCTGCGACGTTAAACTTGCATAATCTGGCATTATTGATCACCTCTTTGTATAGTATAGCATAATGACATTATAATGTAGGCTCCGTAGGATACACAATATTATAATCTGTTATGGTTTCTGGAAGATCTCTGAGGGCTTGTCTATAGACTCTCCACTCTTCCTTCTTCTCATCAGACAAATTAGATGTTTCTACCCAGTCTGATAATTTTAATAGTTGGCTTCTTTTTGTTCTTCCAACATTTAGGGCACCGCTTAAATTAATCCCAGCTTGCCACCCTTCGTGTTCTTCGTCTGTCATCAATCTTGGTGAACCATTGTTGTAAACCATATGTCTTTCACCAGTGAATGACTCATCGACCTCGAACCACTCTGATCCGTCTTCTGTGTTGTCAGTTGGAAACTCATGCCATGTTCTTGTTTCAATTTGAATATTATAGTCTGGGCTAAATCTAGCATATTTTTTAAATTCAGTCATTATCTATCTCCGTATACTGTAGCTGCAAAATTCCAAATTTTATGGGAATCGATTGTTGATGTGTAGTTACCATTGTTTACTTCATTAAATATTTGTGCTGCCTGAGTTAATCTCATATCTGGTTGAATAAAGTTATTTGAACCAGTAAATGTGCCCTGTAAGTTATAGAATGCATTATTCTCATTCCAGTGGTAGTTGTTAGATGTGTCTGTCCAGAATGTAAATGTGTTGCATAATAGCACTACACAAGATTCTCCTGCGTTTAATGTAAATGACCCTGAAATTCCAGAGTTAGATGAGCTTGATCCTGTTAAAGTTGCAATGTTTGTCCAAGACATTCCATTTGCTGCCGAATATTTAGTTCCTGTTGAATACGTTGGTCTTCCAACTTGCATTCCCGCCCCATCGTATCCGCTACACCAGTACGTTCCAACTAATCCCCATACTGAAACTGTTTGCTGTGTGGCTCCAAAGTTTCTGATAAACATTACACGAGAACCAAATGGGCCGTAACATGTAGTTCTTGGCCATGTGTGTAAACGAGACTGCATGGTTCCGCACATATTGTTTGTAGCAAAATCCATACGCTTGTAAGCTGCTGACCAATAAGACTTTCTGTTTTCGTTCATATTTCTATATCCACCAAGCGCATGCCAGAATGCTCTTTCAGCATCCCATGGCTGTGTGCCAGTTAAATATGTGTAAAAGTTTGTCCAGTCGTCTGAGTTATCCCATGAGTAGTTATTAAACATTGCGTTTCCACGCATATTAACTGAATAGATAGATGGAATTGTATATGGTCTTCTTGAGCCATCTGTTACTTCTGGATATACTGAGTTAAGACCGCTTTGAATTCCTAAAGATGCGGCAGTAATTCCAAGGCTGGCTACTGACACTCCTGTTGTTGGAATATTTAAAGTTGAAAAAAGTGCCATTATGTTAGTACCCATCCCTTCACTGCATCTGTATAAACTAAAGCTATTTTTGCTCCGTTTACGTTTACAATAAGATCTTCTGCAAGACCTTGAATTTTTTCAGTGTTTCTTGCAATTGTCCAGTTAGTTGTTCCAGATGCTAATGTCATGTCTACTAATTGAACGGTGACTCCTACTGTAGGTCCAAATGGTAGGGTTACTGTTATTCCACCTTGATTTACAAATATTCTATCATTATTTAATGCTGTGGTATTTGTTGTGACAATACGCCAAGCTTTTGGAACTGTCGACAATGATGTTTGAAGAGCAGAAACTGTAGATTGAAGAGTTGTATATTGAACTGAATTTGTATTAACAAACCCTTCAATATTTACTACTCTTCCTTGCAAATTTACAATATCGTCTTCTGCAAAAGTTAATCTTTCTCCATTGACGCTGTTATTAAATGAATTAATTGCTAGTGTTCCTGCCGCTCCAATTGTTGCTAGAGCGTCGGTAGTAGCATTATTTATGTCTGCAACACCTAAAGTATTGCCCATCTGATTTAATGCCGCTCCAACAAGTTGTAACTCATTTGCATTTAGCGGGTCATTAGGATTGTTCATTAAAGCAGTTGCTGCTGATTTGAACTGATTAATTTGTGATGTTAATGTTGAGTAGTCTGGCATTTTTTAAGCCTGCGCTTCCGTCCATGCAAGAACTGCTGAAATGTTGGCCGCTGAAGAACCAAGATTTGTAGCAACAATTGTAAGGATGTCTGGGGCATTTGGGAAACCTGGTGTAGCAACGCTACCGTCTCCATTTAGAATAGAGTTTCCTAGGTCTCTTGCTTTTGTAAGATCGATACGTGTTACAGAGTAGTTTGTACCTCCGCCGTTATCTGTGTAGAAAGCAAATACACGGTCTCCTCCAGAAACTGTATTTGTAGGAGAAAGAACTGGTGAGCCTGGGGTTCCAGTTCCGTCGTGATAGATAATCTGTGCTAGAGATCCTGATCCCACTCTATCGGTTGCCCATGCACTTGGAATATTTACACCGTTTAGAGATTGTGCATTTAGAATTCCTTCTACAAGGAACTGTCCTTGTGCAAGAATATTAATGCTATAAAGCTTTAGCTGCATGTTATTTGATAATTCACGAAGTCCAAAGTTACGTCCAGTACCGTTGTCGGCAGATGGCGCAACTCTAAGTGAAATTAGTGGACGTGCCTGCTGTGTTGCTCCAAATACCTGTGTTATAGCTCCATTTGGATTAACTGCAGATGAAGTTTCATCTGGCTGTGCAACAGCATATGAAATTGTATTTGAAGTAACATTGCTTATCAAAAACGTTCCATTGTAATAACTTGATGTAGTTGCTGATGGTGATCCCGTTACTGCTTGGAATGGAATATTGGTAGAAGATCTAGCAAATAAAAACGTTGTGGATGTTACTCCAGTGATAGTCCAGGTACCGTTAAATACGCTGTCTACTCCAGTTACAACTACTGTCTGTCCAACTCTATGTTTGTGTGCAACAGATGTTGTAAGTTCAGCTGTATTTGAAGTCAATCTCTTATATGTAATTACAGAAACATCATTTACTCCTGAAACTACTGCGTTGTATCCTGCAAGCAATGAGTGAGGTGCTGAAGTTGTAATTGTTGAAACTCCTGATGTTCTTACTCTAGAAACAATTGTTGCAGAAACAGATCCAGAACCACCGACCTGCAAGTATCTCTGCATACCAGCTGTAAAGATAAAGGAAGCATCATCATCAAAGCCTCCGTCCATAATTACTGAAGAACCCCAGTGGCTCATAACTGGAGCACATTCCTGAGAGATAACTTGAATTGAAACCTGTGCAGATCCTGATCCTCCAGGAATTGTTGCGTCTGGTCTAAAGGTTGCTGCTACGTAAGTTCCATTAAGACTATAGGATGACCCTGCATAATATGTTACGTAAGGTTGTCTACGAATAAGATTCATAGCATATCCCTTTGCTGTTTGATTGTATGCACCAATTGATGTAAATCTTGCAATTTCTACATAATTTTCATCTTGAATTCTAAGATATCCACTTGTTGGCCAGTAGTCGACGTTATCAACATACATTACTGTATCTTGTGGAAGAAGATTAGATCCTCTTACTGCCGTTCCTCCTGCAACTAGTTTTGAAAACTTTGTTGGTTCGTTGATTGCTTCATATCTAGCTGGCAAGTTACCTGATCTTTGATATGCAGCAAGATTATTATTGTTATTAGAAATTTCATGACACCAAGTGATCTTTCCACCTTGGCCTCTAAATCCGTATCTAATTGTTCCTGCTCCGTACCATGAATAGTCAATGTATGTCATCTGCATCTTTGAAGGATCAAATACGTGTCCTGATGGACCAGTTCCGTCAAACTTATCTAGATTCCATTGATCTTGTTTTACTTTAATAATTTGGGTTTTACGAACCTTTACACTTGACTGAGATGCTCCACGATATGCTGGGGCAATAGTCAAAGATGAATCTGAAGCAATTTGAAGAACTCTATAAGATTGTCCACGGATTACAATTTTATCTCCTGAAACTAATTGCTTTCTAAAAATTGTTCCGTTTCCAGTTACTGTTGAGTTATATTTAATTACCGATACATTTCCTCTAAGTACTTGGGTAGACCATTGGCGACAAGCAAAGATTCCTTGTCCATCATATTCAAAAAAGAATCCATCTTGCTCTGAATATAGACCAGCTCTTGTTGATGCACCCTTCCAAATGTATGCTGTACAGAATACGTTTACTCCGCCTGGGATTTGATCAATTGCTGATAGTGTTTGTGTAAACACAACGTTGTATTTAAATGTTGTAGCATCAATAATTGCTGTTACAAGGTGAACGCCATTAAATGGGTTGTAGGTTCCAGATGTTTCTGTTCCTTCAATTTTGACATATGCACCTGGTTGTAAATTGTGAGAATTAAGTGTAGTTACAGTAATATCTGTAGATCCTGGAACTATTCCATTAGCAGCTAAATACTCTACCTGGAATGTAGGAGTAAACTTTGTTCCTGTTGAAAATTGAATTGATTTTCCAGACTGGTATCTAAAGTATCTACGTGTCTGACGCATTGTTTGCGTACCGCATACGTTATTTCCTGTAGACATAATAACTCCACCGTCATGAGGTCTGTGGTTTACATATCCTTCAGGCTTTGCATAAAACCCTTGATCTGTTGTATTAATTGGATTATTAATTTGGCTACTTGCCATAAATGACATTGAGTTTGGTGTATCTACAGTGTCAATAAAGAAGCTTCCATAAAAATTGCTTCCTTCTTTTTGTGTAACAAGAACTGGGGTTCCTGGAAGAAGGCCGTGTGGCTTTGGTGAAACAATTGTAATTCTTGATGGAGTAGCCTGATCTGATACTGCAGCAAATGATCCAAGTTGTCCGACAATTCCACCCATAATATGAGCATTGTCAAAAATGCCTCCGCCGTAAATTGATGTTAGTGTTCCATCTTGAATAGCTCCAGTAATAACACCTTTTGCTGTGTATGTAAATGTAGTTGCTGATGTTGGGAAGCATAGGAATGTTCCGTCTGCATTATCTGAAGTTGTTTCTTGAACAGAAATAACATCTCCTGAGCTCAATCCGTGTGGAGAGTTACAGGTAACAGTAACTGTAGATAATGGAGCAACTCCATCTCCTTGAATTAACGAAATGTCAATTGCGTTTCCTCCAGATGATCTTCCAAAGAATCCTGGGTAGTTTTGAATCATTGTAAGGGTTTCCCACTTAGAGTTCTGAATACCATATTCAAAGTCTGTATCAATAAGAGATGTAGGGTTTGCTGTACGAAGCTTTCCAACTGCGTCTACCAAATAATCGGCTGGTTCAAATACTTCATTTTCTGTGTCATAAACGACTTGCCAATCATCTGTAGGCAACATTGAAGATGTGTTATATTTTAATACTAAAATTGTTTTTCCGTGAGCGGCATCATGATATGCATCTGAAGCAGGAGTGGTAAATGAATGACTATATAGTCCTAGGGCAGGGTCGGCAAAGTTATAAACAATCTTATTAGATGTTGTGTTTGTGATTAACAGTAATTTTTCTCTACGAATTAGCTTAGGAATAGTTAAAGTTCCTGTGCCTGGTACAAAAGTAATATCTGTTAAACTTAAAATTTTTCTTGCCATAGTTTTTTTCTCCTAAAATATCATGCTTGTTGCTAAAAGTGTTGCATTTTGCTGGGTCATATTTGTTAAGAACTCGTGCTTTGGATAGTATACACCAAGATTGAGTATCTGGTCTGCTTTCCAACTATCTAGTTCTGTTATTACATTTTGTACTGCTGTTTCTCCCGCTGGGCCTGTTGCTCCCCGTGGTCCTGTAATACCTTGTGCTCCTGCTGTTCCAACTGGGCCCTTTAAATTACCTTGAAGCACCCATGTAGTATTTGAAGAATTATATTGGAAGTAGTCTCCCGTTGTTGTATTTAAATATGTGTCTAAGCCTAACTTGCTTGCTGGATTTGATCCTGTTGGATTAGCAATTCCTGTAAATGTATAAGAACCTCTTTGTCCCGCCACTCCTTGAGATCCTGCAGCGCCTGCTGCTCCTGCTGGTCCTGCTGGAATTTGAAAATTTAATATTGCAGCTGATGATGTTCCACCATTTGTAATTGCTGCTGATGTTCCTGCTGCAACAGTTGTAACTGTTCCTACAGAAATAGTTGCTGCAGAACCTGTCGGTCCTGTTGCACCTTGGGGTCCTGGTCTTGAACCAGCGACGGTAACCCACGAGGTACCGTTCCATCTTTTTAATGACATTTTATGACCCTCCTAACCTAAATTATACCAGAGTGGTTATTCAAAACCCATCCAAGCCAAAGCTTTTAAATCTTCAAAGACTGTTGAATTTGAAGAAATAATGTTGTTTATATTTGATGCTGTTACTATTGCAAGCCATTGACCCTGACTTCTAACATAGGCTAGACCCGTTGATGCGTCTGAGGCAACAAAACCATTAGGAGCATTTTGAGGAAAATTGGCAACAGTAGCGTAATTGGTAAAAGTTAATTGATCGTAATAGCTTGGACTTTCATTTTCATTTATGTCTACCCATAGTTGAACATTATTTGGATTAGGTGCCGTTGCGCCAAACTCTACAATTGCACCATCAAATTCATCTGTGTCTATCCAAAGTTCTCCTGGGTATGAAGGTGTTCCTGGTTCATTTGCACTATAAATTAATTCTTGAATTGGCTCAACGTTGTCTACCCAAAATTCATATTGAGCAGGATCTGGAGAAACTCCACCTGTATAGAATTGATTAAAAGGTGTGTCGATATCATCAACGTCAATCCATAAATCTCCGTTGCTTGTTGATTGTGATGGTGGAGCAACAAGCCCTACAAAAAAAGTAGTAGGTGGCAAAGTGTTGTCTGTAGATATTAGACTTAAACCTCCGCCTCCGCCTTGATCAATTTGAACATCTTGCCATAATCCACCTGCATAAACTTTTAGTTTTTCTGAAAGCTTATTGTAATAAATTTGTCCGTGTGTGGCGGTTGCGGGATTAGCATTTAAACCAATAACTATTCCGTTTGTAAATGTATTATCAGAAGTCCACGAATTGGTTGTTGATAAAGAAAGATCTGATGCAACATATTGCCAAGAAGAGGTAGAAGTTTGCCAAACTTTAAGAGCCCGTGTAGTTCCTGTTCTAAACTCATCTGAATCAAACCAGAACTGTCCATTTATTGGGTTTGCTGGAGCACTAGCTGAAACTATTGCTGTTGATGGTGGAATAACAGCTTCTAGAACAAGTTTGTTAGCCACGTCATCGTAAGTAGCATTAATATTAGGATTTAAGCCATGGACAAACAATGGTGCTATATAGTCTTGAGCTTCTTCTTGTGTAAGCTGTGCTGTAACTGCTAAATTAATTTTATTTGCAACATCGTCATAAGTTGCTGTAACGTTTGTATGTCCTGCATGAGCTAGTAGGCTAGAGACAGAATCTTGAGCTAATTCTGTAAAACCTGCTATTGGTACAAAAGTATTTGTTGCTGTAAGTTCTGCCGCTGTACGGGCTGCATTTGCTTTTGCTGTTGCGTCCGCTGCTGCGGTAGCTACAGATGCCGCATCTCCTGATATTCTAAGTGCTGCTTCTGCAGCAACCTTGGTAGTTGCATCCGTTGATGCTGTTGCCTCTGCAGCTGCTTGAGCGGCATTTGCTTTTGTAGTTGCATCTGATGCTGCAGTTGAAACCGAAGCTGCGTCTCCTGATATTCTTAATGCTGCTTCTGCTGCAACTTTAGTTGTGGCGTCTGTTGCAGCTGTTGATACTGATGTTTCATCTCCTGTAATTCTTAATGCTGCTTCTGCAGCAACTTTAGCAGTAGCGTCAGCGGCTGCGGTTGATACCGATGTTGCATCGCCTGTGACTCTAAGCGCTGCTTCTGCAGCAACTTTAGCAGTTGCATCTTGCGCTGCGGTTGTAACCGATGCGGCATCGCCTGTGACTCTAAGCGCT